ACCGTTTCAAAAATGCTGCAGTGCAACATTCATAAGAAAATACGCCGTGTGCTAGAGCTACGCCAAGATGGCACACAGACCTCAACGGCGAAGTTTGCCAAAATGCAGGAGATACAACGAAATGGCAGAATCAGGAACACGCTCATCTATCACGGGGCTTCTACTGGCCGTTGGGCATCTAGGGGTGGTCTCAATCTTCAAAATCTGGCTCGTCCTACACTCACGGATAATGAGGTTGAGATGGCGCTACCAAGGGTATTTACAGAAGCGACTGGTTCAATGGACGAACTGTCCTCACTCGTCCGCGCTGCTATTAAGGCTCCCGAGCAACAAACCTTTGTGGATGTGGATTTTAGCTCAATTGAAAACCGAGTTGGCGTCTACTTGGCTGGCCAGAAAAATAAGATCGAGTTATTCCGTAGTGGTCTTGACGAGTATAAGACGTTTGCATCTGAGTCGCTATACAATATACCGTACGAGGCGGTCACTAAGGAACAGAGGCAGATAGCCAAGTCAGCCGTATTGGGCGCGATGTTTGGTCAGGGCGCCAAGGGGCTGGTGAAGTATGCTAGTGGGATGGGTGTCGAGATGGATGAAGCGCAGGCTGAGCTATCAGTCAGCAACTACCGTTCATCGTATGTGATGGTAAAAAATTTGTGGGAGATGTTTGACCTTGCTGCTAAAAACGCAATAAAGGACCCCGGCAAAGCTCAGATGGTTGGTAAAAAGATTTTGATGAAGGTCGCCAACGGCGTTCTTTGTATGCAGTTACCCAGTAAGCGTGTCATCCGCTGGCAGAGGCCAAAGTTCGAGTTGTTCGAGACACCGTGGGGTGACAAGAGAATGTGCGTCACTGTTTACAGTCAGAATACTTTCACTCGGCAGTGGAGTACAAACGCTTTGATCGGCAGCAGTATGTTTCAGTCCGCCGTTCAAGCGACTGCTAGAGATTTTCTTGCCGTGGCTATGCTTAATCTTGAGAAGGCCGGTTACAACGTGGTCAATAGCGTGCATGATGAAGTTTTACTCCTTGTGGAAGAACAAAACGGGGAGTCCGCACTGGCCGACGTAATCAAAATTATGACTACACCGCCGGAGTGGGCGCCCGATTTTCCTCTTGCTGCGGAGGGGTGGCATGGTAAACGCTACCGTAAGTAATTACTTTGGTATTGAGTAGTAACGGTCACCCGCTTTCACAATCTTAGATCCGCGTTCTTCTTCAGCGGCCTCTGCTTTGTGAAATGTTGGGTGACTTTTTCCTTTTAGCACGACATAACTATCTTCTGGTAAACCATGAAGCATACGTTCGTCATCCGATGTTGGAGCTACAGAACCCCAATGGCCAGCATTTTCGCCAGTTCCATTGGGTCCCATACCATAAGCTGTGGCTGTTTGATAGTCATAGTCCTTACCCCGTGGGTTAAATACCAAACCACCGTCTGCGTGACCAATATCTTCCAAGCTACGCAAATATTTATCAGTAACTTGCTGGCTTGGAGTGGTTCGAACTAAATCATAGTAGCCAGGTTCGCGCCCTTTGAACTCTTTAAATTGATTAATAAAATCTGGTATACCATGTTCTTTCGGCACTGGAGCAAAAGCTACGCCTTTATCTTCACCTTTTAAAATGTAAGGGAATGCTGAATGCAAATCTGGGCGATGTTCAATTTCATTATTTAAAGTAAACAAACGAGTCCCTAATGAATGTGTTGGAGCACCAACAGTCATAGGGTCTGTCATCTCTTGCATAATTCCAGGGTAGTCAATAATACGGCCTTTAGTACCACCAACACCTTTACCACTCATTAATGTAGATAAAGCCCCACGACGATTAAATGTATCGCCATATTGTGCTAAATGCTCTGGATTACCAATGTCAAAATTTTCTGGAAACAATCCTTTAGTTTCTTTTCCAGTGGCCAATGTAGAATTTATTTTTGCTTGTAATTCAGGAGTTAAATTTCCCAATCTTGATTGTCGATTAAATTCATTTGTTAACATATCATAAACGTGCTGATTAGAATGGTGCTGTGTTTCGCCACCAATCATGGGAGTCCAAATTGCTTGATCACCAAACTTTTTATTAACGTTAACAATCCCACTTGCTGTAGGCTTTTTTCCTACTCCCCATGCTGCTTGAGCTGCGGCGTATTCTGGCTTTTCTAATTGAAATTTTGAAAAACCAGGGCCACCTAAATCGCCTTCAGTAGAACGCATTCTATCTGATTGAGTTACATTAAGCCATTTACCCTCATGCGGAGCAAGTGCTTCACTAGCTTTTAAAACGTTAGTTGCTTTTGGTACAAATTTACTAATAGATCCCATTAAACCTGGGACCATATCCATAGCTTCTCTAGCAGCAGATTCATTTGGGGTGTAAAGCCCTTTATCCTTTGAGTAACCAATTGCATTATCAGTTACCCAACGCTGGTGCTCTAAGTTAGCTTTAGTTTTTTCTGGCAGCTCAGCGATATAGTCGCGTGCCATTGTGGACAGGTTTGGACCCCGCACTGGCCCGACTTTATTGAAAGTGCCAGCTATGCTGGCGGGAACTTTTTTGGTTCACCACCTTCCGCCATGTGCCCAGTCATGTCGACATGGCCGCCTTTGCATAAATACTCAAATTCATCTTTACTTAAACCAGCTGGCAAAGTATAGATCGTATGTAGTTTACGCTTAGGTTCTGGCTTGGGTTGAGGCGCAACATTACCACCTTTTCTATAGTTCAAGTGGTGTTGCATAATTTCTTTAGCCATTTCGGGCATACTGATACTTCCGCCGTTAGCGCGTTTCTGTGGATATAATCTAGTTCCTTCTAATACACTTTGACCAGGTAAAAGATCACGTTTTGGATTTAATGTAGCGTCACCTAGTTGTGATGGAGATAATGCCATACCAATAGGGCCCATAAAACCAGTTGCTAAATCAAATGCAGTGCCTGGCAAATCTGCAGCTGTTGCAGAACCTATCATTTGAGCACCCACTGGAGCCAATCCCAATCCAGTTGCAATTGCACGAACTTTTTTAGGCAAGAAGGGTGCAGCACCTGCTAAAACACCAGCTCCAATACTTCCAGTACCGGCGGCAACATCCCCAACTCCTTCTCCATTTGTTATTTGTTGTAGTCCACTACCAATATCATATCCAGCTAATGCACTACGCAACGGTAATCCAGTGTGTTTCTTTAAATGGTAGCTCGGTGTTTTAACATAATCTTTTGGATCATATAATCCGGGTTTGGCAGGTGACCCCGGCGTTTTTTCTACATGACTCAATACTGTCTTTCCAGTTGCTGGATCTACTTTGTAAATTTCTTTAAAAGCATCTGGAGTAGCCTCTGCAGCACTAATTTTTTTTATTGCTTCCCAAGCCTGCTGTGAATTTTCTACAGGTATGTTACTTAATCTTGATAGCTCTTTAGCTGGCATATCAAATTTAGCGCCCAGCTGACTATTGATGTAGTTTTGAACACCCGGATGTGCTGATTTACTATCCAAAACATCATATAACATTTTTGTTTTTTGACCAGTGATTGCAGCACCTGCAGCACCACCCCCAACAATTAATCCAGCTTGATTGGTTGTGTACGGTGACTTTTCTCTTTTATATTCTGGGCGTTCATTTGAAATTAATTTTTCTGGAACTTCAGTACCCGACAACGCACTAGGAGTAACTGTCGTTGGAACAGCTTGTTCTGAAGGCTTATGAGTTTGAAGTTCTGACGGAACTTCTTCGTATTGTTTATCTGACATTATAAATAAATAGATTTTCCGTTAACAATAATATATGGCTTTTTATTTGCATCTTTTTTAACAAAATCAGCCTCCGGTACATCAATAAACTTTTTACCCACATCTTTAGCAGCGTCTACTTTTGAACCAAATTCATAGTAAGGAGTTTGTTCAAATTGAGCTGCAGTACCATTGGGATTTTGTCTTGACCATTTATCAAATTCTAATCCCCGGTAGTAGGCTGTGCGAATATCTTGCATATTTTTAGCCAAATTTTGCATATGTGAAGAATACGTTGTAGCAATACCCACACCTTTAGCTGGTTCACCTAATGCTAAGTCAGCGTTGGTAAGTCGTCCGCCAGCGCCTTGAACTAAGTTTTTAGCCCAAGCTGCTTGCGCAACAGCGGCACCTTGCTCAATATTTTTAAAATCGGTATAAGAAGGATCAGATAAATATGTACGTGCTAAAGTATGGTTTTCTGTTTTATCGCCTTCCGCTTTAGGAGTAATTTTAGCACCTAAAACACCAACCCAATCTCTACCACTCAGATTAAATACATTCTTTTTGTCTTTTGAAGTTTTTAATAATCGGTCATATTCATCATACGTTTTTGAAGTTGTTCCAATACTTTGTAAGTATTCGTTTTTCATATCAGCGTCTTTTTTAGCTAATTCAGTTGACGCCGTTCCAAGACCTTGAGCTTTTTGAGTTTGTCTTGCTTTCCAAGCATCCATAGCAGCAACATAGGCATCTTTGTTAAGACCATAGTTTTTAGCTTGTGGCATTGGTTCCATGGCTTGAGCAGACTGAACCGCAGATGGCCCTTGAGCAGCAGGAGCTTGAGCAACAGGAGCTTGAGCAACAGGAGCTTGAGCAACAGGAGCTTGGGCAACAGTGACAGGGGCTTGACTAGTTGAAACTGGCAAACCACCAGATACAACGGGAGCTTTAACTTGAGGAAGCCCACCAACTGGTGCAACCGGAGCTTGTTCTACTTGAGCTGGTTTATTTACTAACTCCCAATGATTAGGATCTCTAGCAACAGTTTGCTTAAATCCCGCATCAATCAGTTGTTGACGTTGTGCAGGGTTAATTGGGCCAGCGTCAATTGCATAACCTGTTTGGTGTTTGCTTGTCCCTGGGAATGCTACAGGAGGACCCGAGTAATTTGGTTGTTTGCTGTTTAAATAGAGGTTGTATTGTTTATCCCAATCACGATCACCGCTAATAAGCGGAATGTTTAATGCAGCTGCAATTTGAGCTGCGTTCCCACGTTCTCCAGTGGTTGTGGGCGCACTTAAAGACGAAGTTGGAACATTACCTTGTAGTGGTCCAGCAGCGCCAGTTTTAGTGCCCCCAAGTTCTTTATATGTGGCAATTTCAATTTCTCGTTTTAAATCTGGATCCATGTTCATCCATTGATTAGGCGTAATTGAAACAGGGCCTTTGGTTGGATGCATATAAGTCTTTGCGGTATTGGCTTCCGCGTCGTATTGAGCTTTAGAAGAACCAATAATTTGTTGCTCGTTATATTTGTCCATTAATGCCCGTTGAGCGCCAATGTTATTATCTAGATGGGTACCCATTGCATTTAAAACTTGTTGCTGTGCCGGAGTAACACCACCAACACCACTGACAATACCATTTTTAAAGCGAGCAATATTTGCCGCTTCAGCTGCAGCTTGTTGTTGTGCAATTTTAATTGCAGTTTGCTGTTGGGCAATATCGTATAAAGCCTTACGGTCAGTATTAGCTGCTTCTTCGCGCAATGCAAACGCTGGAGATTTATTATATTGGGTCCAAGCCTGAGCGTCTTTCATTCCCTCGTTAAACATACGTAAAGGATTGTTAATTTTATTAGCTAAATTTTGCATATTTTGCAAAACATTAGTTTCAGTTTCTTTATCCATTAAGTAATTAGGATTAGCTTTTGTATAATCAAGCGCACCCTTAGATTGCTTTGTATTGGCGTACTGTACGGGCAAACCTGGAGTTAATCCGCTTTGAATTAAATCTGTGTTTTGGTCCGCTAATGATGATGTGCCTGCGTCGTTTGGACTTGACATAATTATTCCTTAATCGTTTCCGTAGTAATACTGACTTGAACCATCTTCGCTAGGTGCCGTTACCTCTTCGTACGGAGAGGCTGGGCTTGGCATGTCGCTGTTAGTTGGTATTCTGTTAAACAAGTCCATTAATTTAGGACCAACTTGTGTTAAATTACCAAGTCCTAAACTATTTAATACACTAGTGCCTAGTCCAGCTACTGCACCAATTTGACTAAACGGAGACATTTGATTTTGCTGTGCTACGAGACCTGGAACACTAACGTCATTAACTAAGTTTGCGTAACTTCCAAGGTTCTGGAATGGAGCGTTCATTTGAGTATTACCAGCTGTCATTTCGGTGCCCAGTTGTTGGTTAAGTACGTTACCCAATCCAGTGCCCGCCTGTACGCCAGTGGTTTGATTCTGTAGCGCAGACTGCATTTGCTGAGCCGATAAGTTAGCGAATGCGTCAGCTTTAGCTTTATTAAGCGCAGTTTCTCCGCGCAAACTGCCAAATTGACCAGACGCAATATTAGCACCTTGAACCGGGGCTGTATAATTTGGCATCAATTGGTTTAGCTGTTGGTTTTGTGCTTGAAACAATCCGCCCATTGCCGTGTTGGTATTTGGGGTTACTTGGCCGTTGGCTCCAGTAATCCAAGGATTAGCCGCACCCTGAGCAATTTGACCTAACGCGCCTTGGGCTTGGTTAAATGAATTATTAGGGTTTTGCAAAGTATTAATAGCCTGCTGACCCACCGTATTTTGAAAAGTTGGCGCATCGGCAAGTGCCTGATGTGCTCCACTTACAATACCTTTTTGCGCGTCAGTATACCACGCTGGTAATGTAGTTTCTTTTACGTATGTATCGGTTAAAAAGTTATTTAAACCAGTTGATCCTGTTGTTGCCATTATGCTCTCACTTTACGTTTTGCTTCTAATAAGTAACCTAGCGCACCCTTACTATCTGGTGGCAGTCCATTTTTATTTGCACGGGTCTTGTGCGATCTAATTGTCTTTAAAAATTCATCAAGTATAGATGCACCGCTGTCATTACTTCCATTGCCTAAAGATGATACCACATCGGCAGGTATTACAAACTCGCCGTTTGCTAACATTGCTGGAATGCTATCACTAGTTCCGTCACCGTCACCTTGAACGTAACGATTTTCCATGGCGTTTAAACCACCTTCACTAAAGAACTGTGGGTTGTGGTTTATAACTTCTCCGCCAGTACTTAGCGCTGGTGCGTTAGCCATTGTATTTAATCCAACAAAAGGCTTATGAAATGAAAATTGCTTACCCTTCATTTTGGTTTCAGCAAAAGACGGATCAAACGCAGGATTTGTATCTTGAGCACCACCAACTGCCATGTGAACAACACCACCCTGAGCAGCGGCTAAAATTTGCTTTAGTACTGCATCTGGATTATATATAGGCTGTGCGTATGTATACTGTTGCAAGTCATACTTCCCTGGTAAGGCAGGATCTGTGGCCTTACCTTTAATAAAATTAGAAACCGGAGAGTATGAAGCGTCACCTGGGCCGACACTCATATTTGAACCTGAGCTGGCACCTGCAGTGTTTGAACTAGAAGGATTCCCACCAGTTGCTAACCGCATTAGGCCACCTTCTTTAGCGGCTTTTAGTTGCTGTTCTAAATCCATTGGTAAAAACGGAGGGCTTATATAATTTTCCATAGGTATCACATTACTTGGTTTAGTTGAATCAATAACACGCATTAATTTGTCTAAAGGCAGTGCGTGCTTTCTACCTTTTGTAAAGTCTGCTATTAAATCCGGGGGAACTCGTTTTTTAAACTTACCCTTATCCACTGGTTTCTTCTTTATCGGTGGAACTAATGTTGGTACGTTTGTCTTTGGCCCTTTTGACGGTTTTGTCGGGTCTTCCGGTGTAACTATAACAGGTGGGCTTATTGGTTCTATACTCGGTGGAACTAGTTCTAACGGCGGTTTAACTTTCGATGGCGGATTAATTGATGTAATAACCGACGTCGGTGTTAGCGGGTCCAACACAGCAATATCCACTGGCACAGGTGTTGGGCTTACTGGCTCTAATTGTGTTAAGGTTTGTGTCTGAGGCTGTATTTTAGTTAAATCTTTTAATGCAATATCCGTTTTCGTTGGATTTTCTGTTGCAAGTTGTGTTGCAGTCTGCGTTTGCGGCGCTGTTATAGTACTTGTCAATGACCGTGGATCGGTAATTGTTTTTAAATTTGCGTCTGTATCTGTTACGGTCTGTGTAACCGGTTTTCCGTAAATCAATTCTCCGCGAGTCTTTGTTGCTGTATCTGTATCCGTCTGCGTATCTGTCTGTGTATTAGTTTCTGGTGCTGTTAAATCCGTACCAAAAAGAGTATTTTTGTTAAATAGTCTGTTAATGTCTGGTTTTTCAGCAAATGGCAATCCCTCAGTTTTTTGTGTTTCTGTGCTTCTTTGCATTTGAGGCACTAAATCATCATCACCCAATTTAAGACCAACCAAGTCGTTTAACGTTTTTTTAATATCTTCTATTAAAACTTGGTTGTGCTGTATGTCGTTTTTATTGCTAGTGGGAGTTTCACCAGAAGATTTAACAGAAGTAATATTACTTCCAAAATGAACAAATGGATTACCCCTTGCTTCACTGTCTGAATTTAATATTTCTACAGGAACCATACCTACTTTTGGAGTTGTTTCGTATGACGCTGTTCCTAATTTAGTTCCCGCTTTTAATGGGCCATAATCTTTTGTTAATTCAACCGATGTTTTTCCAGTGGAATTTCCTTCTGAGTCTACTTCAAACGTAAATTTTACGCCCATATCTGGGTTTTGAAAATACCCCCCAACGTTATTAACAGTCGTCGGATCCATGAAAACAGTTTTTGAAGACCTCGGCTGAGTTTCTTGCCCAGTACCCGGCATATTGGAAGGTTCTCTAAATCCTACTGTAGTTCCGTCTGAATACTGTGAGTATGTAGACCCACGTGATGTTTCAAACTGGTAAGTTGCACTACTTGAAGTTTCAATTACTGGGGTGTGTGTTGCCAAAGCTCCAAACACGCCAGAAATAGTAATATCATTTCCAGCGGCGTCAGTTCCCAATACTTTATTAGGATCTAACTTTCCTGCTTCCGTAGTGATGTTGTTATTAATTTGAGTTACCAACTCAGATCCAATAGTTTTAATCGCCATTGAATTTGCCTGGTCTGCAGGAATACCAGTTTGTTGCAACGTCTGCGAAATTGTATCTATTGTATTTTGAACATTAACCATCTGTTCAGCAGAAGGTGCTGGTAATAATCTCTGCGGCCCTTCTAATAACTTAGGCGCTTCCCAAGAAAACTGGCTTTCAGTTTTCGGTGGTGCTAACTTTAAAAATTGATTTGTGTCTACTTCAGCTTTTGAATTTGCAAAACTTGCAATAACAAGTTGGTTAACTGCTGAAACAGCGCTAATTGGTGCATCCATGGCGGCATTAGTATTCATCTTATTAAGATTAAAACTAAAATTAGCCATTGAATCTTTTGGATCGCCAGCAACCACAGCAATATCGCGTACTCCGGTATTTAGGAAAGAACGGGTCCAAGCCCCAACATACGCAGCTGTGGCAAGTCCTGCCATTCCTTTTGTAGTGAACTCTACAATATCTCCAGAAAGTTGACGCATGATAGCTGCATCAACATGGCCCATGGTTGCTAAAGTTATGAAACCCTGTGCTATGCCACTGGCTACTGCAGGCGCAACTGCGTCTTCGTGACTCACCTTTTTAGCTCGTAAATCGTCGTAGGATATTCCCAAACCACCAAGCGTGGCATCTAAAGTATCAAGTGCCAACTCTGTACCGATTGCAATTCTTAATGCGTTAAAACTTCCAGCAATCTTAGCGAAAAACCCAGCGGCCCCAGCTATGCCCATAAACATTGTGTCTTGAAGAATTTCTGGGCCAGCTATTTTAACAAACGCGGCGGGATACTGTAAGTACGCCTTAATTGCCATTAATTCTTTTGTGCCCGCTGGTGCGTCTTCCACCATTTTCCTAGCAAGTGCGTAACCATCGTCCATTGCTTTTATTACAGCTGGGGGCACATTTTTATTAGCAAAATCATTAACTGCTTTGCCTGCCAAATACATGTCATTTTCTCTGCCATATGGTGAAATTAAAAGAGCAGAAAAATTTTGTATTTGTTGACCTATCATGGTAACCGCAGCCCATTGCATCACACCGGGTGCGTATTTAGCCACATCAACAAGCGCGTCCATTACCTCTTTTGCACCGGTTAAAATATTTGGTTGTCCCGGTTCCGCGTTAGGTGATATAAAACTTTCCATTGACTTTTGAACAGCGTCAAACGTTGGAACACGGCTTTTAATATCTTCTAAACTTGGTAACTCTATTGCTGAAATATTTTTAGCTAAATTGTTTGCAGATGATTCTACTGTATTAGAAAGCCTATCAATAAATCGTTTTGTGCTGCCCTCAAACATTGGGGCTGTGTCCTTAGCAAAATCTATAGCCTCTTGTAACGTCCTAGTTTTTGGTGTTAAACCTTCGCTTAAAACTTGCATAGCCGACTTAGGCGGCGCTTCTGGTGTAGCAGCAGAAGGAGGCGGCGCTAAGGCAGTTGTGTACTGTTTTCCGTTCCATTCAAACGCTTTAGCACCAGATGCCCTAGCTTCTTTAAACGCATCACCAAAATTGTCCGCAGTAGATACAATTGTCTTATCTTTTGAAACAGAACCCGTTGATATATAATTAGTATAGGCGTCTGCTTTATCTTTAGGAATTTGGTATAAATCTTGCAAATTACGAGAAATATCAGTTTTTGATAATCCTTGAGCTTGCATTTCTTTTGTAACGTATTCTAAATTCTTTTGGTTATCGCCAGTTAACAATTTTGCAGCATTTAAAACACCAATTGGGTCACTAGAATTATTTGCTAATTTTTCTATTACATTGTTAGCAACAGTATTTTGGTAATACCCTTCTGCTGTTTTTGTGTCTATATTATATATAGCTGCTAAATTAGATACAATATCTTGTCTTGGTATGTTTTGGTCAACCATTTCATTGGTAACAATCCGCATATTTGAAATTGGATCACCAGTCCAATTATTTTGTGCTGCAAACATACCCAATGGATCTTTAGATGCATTTACGTATGGATCAACAAGACCGCGTTGTAACACCGTATCTACTGCACCGCTAGTAAGTCCAACATTTTCTGTAAAGTTAGTTGGGTTTAAGGCGGCACGCTCAGCAGCAACTTCTCTTGCAGTATCAATAAAAAATCCAGCCACTAAAGATGGCATGTTATTCATCACTGCAGTTTGTACGTTTTGACCTTTTAACAAAGCGCTTGTTGCTATTTGACCTGCGGCCTGTGCGGCTCTTATTGCTGCCTGTAACGCATCTGGGTTTATTTGCTTAACTATGTCCCCTGCGTATTGCCCAACGCTACTAGCAGCTAAATTAGTAAACAACTCTGTCATGAAATTTTCTGAGCTTATTTTTCCAGCTACTACTGAAGCAAAAGTCATTGAAATTGTTCTGCCAATTACATCCTGTACATTTTTAGTGGCTTCTGCAAAACTAAATGCTCCCGGAGGTATTCCCATTGCATCTGTTATTGACTGTATAGTAGCCTCGCCAACAAGGTTGGTTGCTACTTGACCCACTCCAGCGCTTACTAATGAACCCATACCACCAGTTACCGCGCCTATGATAGCACCCTTAGCAGCTGCTTGTGCTATGTCTCCACCGGTGCCTGCAGCCATTATTGCACCTGTAGCCGCCATTGTCATTGCCGTCGTTGCAGCTGCTGCGGCGGCAGCTCCTGCGGCACTAGTTCCAAATGCCGTTGCAAGTGCGGGTCCAAATTCGGCGGACACAACCGGGCCCATTGCCCAGCCAACAGAGGCCATAACAATTGCAGACGTTATTTGGAAACCAATTTGGTTTAAACCAGTGAAACCACCTGGGTCTTGTGGTGTAATATCTTGAATTGTAATTGGTAATTTTGAATCTTTAGTAAACAGTAAGTTACCAGTTTCTTTATCTACCAAGAATTCAGGCGTAACTATTGGAATTCTAACACCACCACCAAGATCAATTGAATCTTTTCCACCATACTCACCACCAGAGTACACCGTATTACGATAACCCATTCGTTGGTTTGCAATACCAGCGGGGCTAGTATAAGAGGACATTGCGGGCATAGCAAATATTCCGCTATCACTAACAACAACTGTTTCACCAGTTGGGGTTACGTAGACCTTATAGTCTCCAGTAACTCCCATTTCACGGGCGCCTCTTGCAGCTAAATTAGTGTAATACTCGTTGCCCTTCATATCCGGTGTTACTGGTGTTGCACCTGCAGTTACCTTATCAATAGCAAGTTTATTCATTTCTACTTGTTTTTGATACGCTTCTGAATCTGGTCCGTTTACTGCTTTTTCTCTATCACTTGTTGGGTTTCCGTCAGCGTCTCTCCAAAGATAAATATGGTTAGTTGATGTTAACTGACCAGTTTCTGGATCATACTGTGCTGCAGTTGGAAGCTCAGAATACTTTATTAATTTACTTTGATATTCGTCACTATTTATAATACCGGCTTTAACCTCTTCAGGTGTCTTGTCTTTCCATGTATCTAATCCGGTTTGATCCGCTGGACGGTCTAAGTAATATTGGTAAAGTGCGTTCACATCTGTCGGATGTGGCATTGACTTATACTCATCACTGGCCATAATACCTGCCGCGACTTCCTCTGGTGTTTTACCAGCCCATGCAGCTATTTCTCCTTGGCTTGGGGTGCGGCCAAGATTGTTCCTATAAAGATAGCTTGTAACAACAGGCGCAAATTCTGCGCTTGTTATAATTGATTGTTTAATTTCATCAGGTGTTTTACCAGCAAAAGTAGCTAAAGCTCCTGCATCTGGATTACGACCTAAGTACTGGTTAAAAAGTGAAGTTGTGTTATATGTTGAATACTCTGGACTGGCTTTAAGCGCATTGGTAACATCTTGCGTTGACATATTAGCAAAAGTTTGTGCACCAGATTGATCAACATTTCGACCTAAATATTTTAAATAAAGCGCATTTAAATCTGCAGTGTCACCTTGGCCAGGACCAGTTTGAACTGGTGTGGCTGCATTTTGTGATGGTGTAATATTAAAATTAGTGTCACCAGTTGGCGTTATGGGGTTTCTTGATGCATATTCACCACTGTTTAAAATACCCTGAAGCACTGTGTTGTAGTCTTGACCAGTCCAAGTAGAAGCACCAGATTGGTCAACTCCACGGCCTAAATACTGTTGGTATAGCTGATCTAATCCTGCTTGGTCAACACCACCACCTCTATTTGTATCGTATACTTGAGGTGGACTAGTTAAGCTGTTGTCACCACCGCCACCGCCACCACCACCACCGCCTTGATCTGGAGCAGGGCCAGTTTGAATTGGCGCGGCATTATTAAATTCAGGAGGTGCAGCTTCAACCGTTACAGAGCTTTCCGCTGGCGCGTCGTCTACCCAAGTTGCACTGTCTCCGCTATCTACCCAACCCATTTATTAACCTTTTTAATGCACAATTGTTATACCTATAATAATGCAAAAATAGGGCTCTATTCGCCCTATTTAGCTGCTTGGACCGTTGATAATCATGGTAAATTCTAATGCCCAGTTTTGCCATTCTGTAAACAATGTGGGGTCGGGAACTGGGTATACTGAAAACGTTGGCAGCTGAGCTACGTTCTTTGCAGTTTCAAGCCAATTCTCTTCAGCGTTGTAAGGAATTAACTCTTGCGAGTAATACATAACCAAATTGCCGTTCCAATCTTCCCAACTCATATTGGTTGGGATAAACGGAAAAAACTGTTGAAAAGCCATTACGGTCTTTCGTCGCCGTACTCTGCAGTAATTAGCAAACGACCCATTTCGTAATTGCCATCAATATCATTAGACTCAAACTTTAATCTAATTTCACGATGTTCAACACGCAAATCAATTTTGCCAGTGTCAGCATCAAACGCATAGGGGCCAGAATCTTCAGTAGTGCCACGCGCAAATTTGCGGCCTAAGATAGTTAGATTTATTTCACCCGATTGTACAAAGTCTGGCTCAATACGACGCATGTGCATGCGGCGATTAGCGCCCTCTGGGGCATCTTGAGATGGTGTGCCACCAACCCAGCTAATGTCACAAGTTGTAAAGCTAGAAGTTACTGCTGTTTCGGCAATATATGAAACTTCATTTAGACCAAACTCATGCTGCCATAATGGATAGCCACCAGTAATACCGTAGACAGTACTACCAAGAGCCGGGTACGGGGACAGTGGTTCATCTAGTGTAATTCTAGTAACACCAGGCGCTGGAACAAAAGCATTAAAAATGTGTACACTAGTTAATACTTTATACACAGTGGCCGATGGGCTTTGTGATAAAGTTAAATAGTTTCCCGGAGCAAATGTATTGGTAACGTCACCGTCGATGTACACCTGAGACGATGTAGGAGCTGGCTCACTAGCGGGGTTTGTAATGGTTGTAAATGCTTGACTGTAGGATACGTTATAGTCCCAACCAGCCCAAATAGGTGTTGGAAAAATCTCAGTAGTCCAACCACAAGAACGTCTAGCACCATCGGCTTCGCCAGCGTCATACCAAAGTTTATCTTTTACGTTGTAAATAATTGCGTCAGTAACTTCTGTTGCGCTGCCCCTAGGATAAAAGAACCAGATTTCATTGTAGCGTGGTACCTTAGTAGCCCATACTTTTTGGCGCTGTACAAAGTTCATGTTATCAAGCAGCCAGTTTATGTTTTTATCATTGGCTAAAACACTTACTACGCCGTTGTACTGATAAAAACGGTCAACGCCGAGCCAATAGTACACACCGTCCATCTCAACTACTGCAGATGAAGACATAATAGAAATCTGGCTAGAAATAATATCGTAACGCCAATATAGCGGGGCGCTACCTGTGAACGATACGCGAATCAGTGAGTCAGTGGCCCAAAACAAACCGGATGGTGAGTTTGTACCGCCTCGAACTGGCACGCCTTTAACAATCTTGGAGGAAGACATGTTGACTTGGTTGGCTGTTGCGCCGTTCCAATCGCTTAGTGTTTGACTTCCATAAGTAGATTCCACATGATTGTTGGCAATATAACCGTTATCACCATACACAAAAATATAAGGATAGAGTACACAAACTCCACCGGAAACGCTGATCGGTCTGTATGTAGGGTTTTGACCCGTTGTATCAGCCAAGCCATAAAAGTTCCAAATGCCCGGCGCATCTTCTGTAACGTTACCATAAAGGACCTGAGAAGGAACTCCGTTGTCAATGTTTGCTAAGTTTAAACCGGGATGAGCTAATACTTTTAGCTCTTCACCAGATGGGGAGTACTGTAAATCAAACTGCCATAAATGGCGGATGTCATAAGAAAACGTATCGTTTGCAATCCAAACGTTTGTTGGTGTTCCGGTATACGCTGGTGTAAATGTTACTGTCGTTACCGGCGATGCAAATGTAGGAGTTCCTACTGTTGTATAAATAGTAGGATTAGCTGATTGATCAAATATAACTTGAGTGCCAGCTGGGTATACTGAAGAGTAGTCAACGATTGGTACGGCTGTGCTAGTTAACTGAAACGTAGTTGTAGAGCCGCCAGTTGGAACTTGCTGTGCGTAACCTTGATTAATAACAGCTGGATAGGGGCCACTACCAACACCGAATGTTGTGCCAGTTGTAAACACATCAATACCACCAGCGTTACCAACATAAATATAGTTAATGCCGTTAAAGGCGTTGGTGACCATGCCGCGAGGAATACCATTAAACGAGCCAAACAACTGACGATAACCGCCCATTTTCTTTGGTGTGCCACGTTGAAAACGGCACCACTCTCCGTCACTAAATTCACGTGACTCAAAGATTGTACCGTCACGTTTAATACCAGGTTCTACACGAAGGGTATAAACAACGTTGTACTGTTGTGGTGCTGATTGTACTGGGTTGTCAGCCATTAAAACGTTCCGCCGCTAATAAGTGCTGCTGTAAACGTGGCTGGTGTAGATATTTGGGGATCAAATGGATTTGAGTTGTCAATGTTAATCATCTCAACGCCGTTTGCTGTTAAGCCAAGCACACCAATATTGGCCAAGTACATGCCAGTGGTGGTGTCATTTAAAAATGAAAATGACGGTGTGGCAGCGGCACCATCGTTTGCAAAAAATGCCGTTGTGGCGCTTTGAGAAATAACATATAAGTTATTACCATCACTTAACACTAAAACAACCGAACCAGGGGTTACTGGAGTTGGTGGTTGAGATGTGCCCGATACTTCAAAAAACAGATTGTATGGGCCTAGTGTATCATTAGCCAGAATATAAATCTGTGTTGTTGCAGGCAATATAACTGTTAAGTCAGTTGTACGAGTGCCTGATTGTGCAACATAAGTTTGAATAATTGGTGCATAGGATACCAAGCTAAATGTAGCACCCACAATGGAGTCAACGTCGTAAGACGCTGATGTAAAGGTTACGTTTGATGGTGTTGCAAGTCCAACGGTAAAAAAGTTACCCGTGGATTGCTGGAACATAATAATACCTGAATCGCCCGGATTAACGGTAAGATTAGAGATATTATTTATTTGGGAAATGCCGTTAGGCACAATGTTTAACGCGCCAGTTCCGTTGTTACGGAAAGAGATAAACCAACCCGCTGTTAATCCCGCCGTCGCTGGTAGGTTAAACGTGCCGTTGCCACCAGTCCAAACAAAGGTTGTTGCCCTGTCTGTGTTTAACGCAGTTGTTGTGGTGGAGATTGTTTGAACGTTTTGGGTAACGTTGAGCTTACCAGAAAGAGCAGCTAATCCGTAACCAGCCAATGTGGCCGCGTCAGCAGATGATGTGCCAGTGCCAAACGTAACGTTTTGCCAGACACCTGCTGTGGTGCTGTTATCAGAAAGATAAAAATAAACAGATGTGCCAGATGGTATAGATACAGAAGAACCACCGTCAAAGTCATTTACAAAGAATGTTACGGCACCAAAGTTACGGAACAAAATGTCTATACCAACAGAACCTTGTTGTGCGTTTGGTAATGTTATATTAAGCCCTGCGCCATCGGGTGTGCAGTCCATAATGCGGGCTGCAGGAACCTGAGTTGGGTTTATAACAAGGGGCCAGTATAAGTCTACATCTGCATCAAAATTAAGGTCAAAGTATGATACATCAGTTTGTTGGATGACGTCCCCAGTAAACGGCGATGTGTATGTCGGCATTTATTAAGGCTCCTGTACAGTCGTATTTCTATCAATACGACGTGAATTGTCTTCTTTCTTAAGCGCAGATAATGAATCTGTGTAGTATGTTTTCCAGATTGGTAGCTTATCAATTGCCTTGAGGTAGCCTTGGGCCTGTAACAGTGCACCAAATAACATTGCTTGGGGACATTGTTGTGTAAACAAATTAGTTTGATTGGCTGTATCCAATGGCTGAACCAAGCTGTAATAAATAATTTCTACAGGATATGAGGCATCTGGAACTGGTGCAATAGCCCAGTTGTTGTAGTCGTACTCAGCGTAATATTTTGGTTGACCGGGATCGGATTCAGATTGATATTGGGCCACATAGTCCTGTGAACGTATTAGAATTGGCTTACCGTTTACCTTCATGGAGACAGTTTTTCTCCAGCGAGTTGGCTTTTCAAGAATGTCTTGGGCGGCTAGTATATTGGTTTCAACTACAATTAACTGTAGCAGTGTCTTTAACTCAGAGGCAATTGCAGACTCAGCTAAACCAATTAAGGCCGGGATCTGGGCCACAAATTCAGCGTCGTCGCGCTCCATGTAGTTGATTATATCAGCTACTAAGTTGTCATACGTCATTACGTAAGCGGCTGTCATTATCGTGTGTAGTAAGAGATATTAGGTTGGAAGTAGATTGGTGACTTGTCACGGTCTTCTTCTTCAAATTGGGTGCGTAAATCTAGCGCCATCTTTTCCAAATAACCAATACGCGCCATATCTACACCGGGTAATTGCATAGACAACTTGTGTGATAACGCTGCTTGGAAGTAAGCAATGGCGCGATCCGGCATGTACAACTCATTTGTTAGTGATCCGACGTCCTGTGGTTGACATTCAATAATCAATGAGAATGCTTGGAAGTTATTGTTTGGAACAGGCCATAGATACATCTCTGGGTCGATCTGACGATTGAACCAGTATTGTAGTGAGCGTTGGCTTGGGAATTGCTTGTTAGGTAAGGAAAAGTAATCGGTACGATTGAGTCGTGCCATTGGGATTACTTGTTGTGACTGAGCAAATTGAATTGCACGCATTGACATAGTAGAGCCAACGGTGCGGTTGTTTAGGCGATAATAGTTAAACGCCTGAGTAGTGTTAATGCCATAGTACTGCCATTGACGATCAGCTAATGTAACTGTTGGGAATGATTCCCAAGTAGTCCAAGTGATGCCGTCATCACTTACCTCGAAATCCAAATCATAAGTAATACTGCCAAGAGGAGCATAAGCATTAAAGCCAACATAGAATAACCTCGTCGCTTGAGAATAAGCTGCACCAAAATAGTTATCGAGTAATGTACTGGTTCCGTACTGATTAAGATCAGCGTTTGCACTTTGATCAAACATTGGAGGAACTGTTGTATTACTTACCGGCAGTGTGTCGGAGAACGTTGGATTAATAATGTAAATCCAGTTTGCCTCTAAAACATCAACGCAGTTGATTGGCATTGGAAGTACTTGCTGGTTTGTTTGAGCACCTAGAACCACAACCTCTTGTAGCCAGATATTAATGCCACGGTTTACAGAGTTTTGAAGCACATAAAATAATGCTTGTTTTCCAGCATCAATATATTCTGGGGTGATTTCTTCTGCTGTCTTACCAGCATCACGAAAAGCATACGAGATCAACTGATCTACGTTGATCTTTGTTTGATTATAGGTGCCAGAGTAGGACATTATTTTTTATTTCCGCGTTTTGTTTTTCCGCCTTTTTTAAGCAGTAACAAATTGCCACGTATTTGTGGGGGCGCCATTTTTTTTAATTTTCCATCGACAGGAGAAGTCATCATGTCAGTTGGTTTTTTATATGGCATTTCCACTGGTTCCATAATAGTATTATCTGGAGCACCCATAGCCCGATTTAAATTAACATCTGGTGTAGCTGGGCGTGGAGCTCTTTCAAACGCCGTGGGTTTACTAGGATTTTTTTTAAGATAAGCAGTAAGGTCATCCATAGTAACATCGCCACCGGCTTGATAGTGTTTACCTTCACAAGCCATCTTGGTGTTTTGTTTAAAGTCTTTCATATTAACGTCCTCGGCCTGCGGCCCGTTTCATTACTTTATTAGGTAGCTTGTTGGATGCAAAGCCCGACTTAACAAACTCTTTGCCAACCTTTTTAGGAATGCCTAAGGTGCTCTTGCCTTCAGCTGCGGCATACATAGCACCTTGTTGTGCCTTTGATTTAATTGGCATGATTAACAGCTCTTTTTAACTTTACCACCACGTTTTTGCATTGGCACGCCAGCGTTTGGTCTCATTTCTGGGTGATTAGCATATTCTTTCAGTATGTCTTCCTGTGACTGCATTTGTGGCAATCCTTTAGCTTGTGCGGCGTACTGCATATCTGCGTTACTAAGTCTACCACCACCTAATCCTGCTGCCACACCAGATTGCATGGCGGCACCACCAATACCACCGGCGCCGGCGCCTTGCATTGCTGCAGCGGCCATTGCTTTTTTCTTGGCAATCATGTCCATACGTTCTTTTGCAATACGGTTCTGTTCTGGTGTGCCCATTACATTGTCACGTAACGCAGTTCCAGCGGAACCAATAGCATTTCCAGCTGCCCGCATTGGGTCAAGTAGCGCATTGGCATCTGCCATTGGGCCACTCATACCACCATCGGCCATTTTCTTTACAGACTTACCACCACAAAATTTAGCGGGTGTGTTTGCAGGCTTACCAACGGGGGCGCTTTTTGCCGTTGCCTTAGTTGGCTTAATTTGTTTTACTTTTTGAATTGCCTCTATGTCGCCAGATTTTTTCTTGGCTTCGTATACATTAGTTACGTTACCACCAGCTTTGTATTTTTTAACGGTTCCGCAGTCTTTCTTAGCACGGCCACCTTTACGTAATTTGGATAGGTCGGTCTTTTCACCAGGGTGCTCTTGCTTATCATGCATGCCGATTGCTTTTTTAACAATCTTTTTATCTAGAGCAGTATCAGCTTCATCTACCGTTTTACGATCGCGCTTAGTAAAGTTTTTTACTTCACGTTGTACTGAGCCGCCTTCTTTAAAGCACTGTATTTTAGGTAATTTGGTAAAGCCTTCCATGGTAAATCCTCGAGGTTAAGTTGTTGATTGGATTGATCAGATCCTATATACATTAATGCATAAAATCAGGCATTTACGCCCTAGATTCCAGTTAAAAACAATGCTCTTTCACGCTTACGGCGGTTTTCTAATACCGCTGGTTTGTTCCACATCAGTATCGCGTCAGCCGCGCCCGCGTAGTCATTTACATTGAGACGCTTTACTACGGTAGACTTCTTAAACTGAGTCTCGCCTATATTGAAGCAGAGGCTGTATAGGGCGTCGTATTGAGGTTGTGTGAGGGGCACCCTTACCGAGTTGGCTACGGCCTCGTCACACCACTTTAAATCGCTTTCTAGGAGCTTATCTACGTCTTCTTGAGTAAGCGTTGCCTTCATTAGGTGTGGCTCGTTGGATTTGATGAGATGGCCTACGCCAATCGTCCATAGCCCCTTGCTGTCCTGGTACGCCCTGTATCTGACGCCCTCTTCCTTGGTTATAAAGGATAGAGTCGACTTGGCTATTGCCATGATGTTCTCTTCTATGTGTGTATAGCGTTCGGTTAGGTGAATGGCCGCAAATATGCCTACCACCCACAGTACCGCTACAATTGATCTGTTCATAAATACTCCTTATTCCAAACCACTGGATTGGGGATTATATACTACTTGGCTACTTGGTCGTATTGGGTGTAGCAGGCTTCGAGGGCTGTGCGGATGATGTCGGCTCTGGCAGCTTCCCTTGTAAGAAAGATTGCATCATCGGAGTAAAGGGTTGCCCCAGTGCAACTCTGTCCATTGCTGGTAATCGTTGCGGGCCGGCTGGGGCGCTTGCGCAACTCGCTAATAGCATCAAACAGCTTAGAGTTAATAGCAGCGATCTGTTCATCTTTGTTTTTCCTTATTACGTCTGTGGCAGTCTGGTGGGCTTGTTCTTGCTTACGAGCAAGCTCAGTCTGCTCTAGTTTATATTGGTTAAATACCGCCGCCTCTAGCTTGTGGCCTAGCGTAAAGCCACCGCCAAAAGATAGCGCTATGGCTACGGCGATTCCGATTAAGAAGTATGGGTTTAGTCCAAACATTATACGAACCTAATAGTAAAGGCAAAGGTTGCCGGGAAGTTCTTAATTAGCGCTGTATTGTCGTGCCACTGGTCTGGCGTAATGAACGCTGGGTCAACCAACGCACGAATATTGTGCCCAAAGTTTAGGATCATCATCTTGCCAAAAACATAGTGGTATGAGTTGTACTGCCACAGGTTATGACCTTCAACACGGATGGTGCCGGGGTGTGTCTCGTTGCAATTAATATCACCAGCGTATGACATGCCGCTTGATCCGTCAATAAACTTGACATTAAAGCCGTAGAATGGATTACGCCAGAGCCACTGAACCTTAGACCACCAGCATGGGTTGTGCTCAGCGCGGAATGTTTGGTCGCCGTCTAGGCTGTTGTCTGGCGTCTGAAACCATGATAGGAACGAGAACAGGCGCGGGCCTGATTGCCAAACCGTAGCGTTGTTGCACCAGCCAATTTGGGTGGAATACATGATGCCAATGATGAATGCTAACGGGAATGTAAGAATAGTCCCGATCAGGTTAGCTGGCACCAATACAAAGGCGTATAACAGTTTGTTCATTTTTTGTCCAGTGGTAGTGTTGTCACGAAGCGCAATACAGCGCAGGTAATGCCAATCGTGATCAGTATTACTCCGTAGTATTTTGGGTCGATGATGTTCTGCACGTACGAGAAGTTTTCATACACTGCGCCGACTATCATTAAAGCCAACGAGAACCACATGGTCTTAGAGTGCATTGCACCCCGAGTAGTGCGTCTCATTTTCTGGTTTCTAGTTCCATAACGCGGTCCATCTTGTCTTCTAGCCGGTGCAGTGACTTGAGCACTTCGTTCCACCGGTCGTTGAAGTCTTCCTTTGACACGTATTTTGATGGCAGATCCTCGCGCAGTTTAGCTACGTCATTTTTAAGTTCCTGAACCGCAGTCCAGAGTTCTCTGCAAAACCAACCGAGCACTCCGCAAACGATAGGGATGAATATGTTGAATACTTGTTGTAAGTCCATAGTTAGGCCGTGTAGGTGCCAGAGGCTGTGTATTTAAGAATAGTATTAGAACCGCTGGTTGTGATTGTTGGGCTGCCTGTGTATGTGCCTGTGTAGCGTGTTGTTGGGATAGATAAAATAACAACGCCAGAACCACCAGCGCCGCCGGGATTACTAACGCCACCGCCAGATCGCTCTGAACCACCACCGCCTCCGCCAGTATTTGCTGTACCAGCAGTACCTATACCACCAGATCCAGCTCCACCACCACCTGATCCGCCTGCTCCCGGTGTTCCTCCAACTGCACAAACTGTAACTGCTGAACCACCACCACCACCAGCGTAAGTTACTGCGGAACCTGTAATGCTTGATGAAGAACCTGCGCCGCCTGCTCCGCCAACTAATCCAGACCCAGCTCCACCAGCAGCACCAGATCCACCACCACCGCCTTGTCCGCCGTTTGGAAGTTGTCCTGCGCCGCCCGCATTTCCTTGACCTGATGTTCCACTAGCCCCAGCGCTTGCCAATCCACCGCCACCGCCGCCTGAGCCACCAGATGTTGGGACTTGTCCTGAAACATATCCACCACCACCTCCACCACCGACTGCAGTAGTTAATCCTGTAATAGAAGAGCTTGATCCACTGCCACCCGTATAACCACCATTTCCAGCGCCCGCAGTGCCTCCTCCTCCAACAGTGACTGTATAGACTGATGATTGCAAAAGATTAGTAGTTCCTGATACAAAACCGCCAGCTCCACCACCTCCACCGACAAACGCCCCACTACCGCCACCGCCGCCAGCAACAATTAAATACGATACTGTGTAGCCTGCGCTTTTAACCGTTGTCCATGCGCCAGCAATATAACCCTCAATACCTAACACAGAACCATCTGTGTTGTATCGAATCATGCCGTTAATTGGGCTTGCTGGACGTTGTGCTGTCGTGCCAACTGGCAGAGTAACGGCGCCAGTTGAATTAAGCGTTACGTTCTGATCTGTACCAATTGTAAGAGCAGCCGCACCACTAGTTTGTAGTTGCAATGCGCCACTGTTGTCAGCAGTCTCTACAATGCCTGTTGAATTTGCGTTGATAGTTGTCGTCATGTTGTATAAGTTCCGCTTGATGTGAATGTAATAATTGTGTTTGAGCCAGATGTTGTAATGGTTGGCGATCCAGTTGTTGTTCCTGAATAGTTTCCAGTAGGCACAGAAATAATGATCACACCAGAACCGCCAAGACCACCGCCATATCCCGTAGCAATGTAATATGAACCTGCTCCTCCACCGCCACCAGTATTAGTTGTGCCAGCAGAACCAGCACCTGTACTTGATCCATTTCCACCACCACCTGCACCGCCAGTGCCACCAGTGCCACCTAAATAAGTTCCTCCGCCACCACCACCTGCACGAGTTACGGATGTTCCTGTAATTGAGGATGCTGAACCTGCTCCGCCATTACCACCTGCAACAGCACTTCCATCAGCACCAACAGCACTTGCTCCTCCACCACCGCCACCACCATAAACTCCGCCAATATAACCTGTACCTCCAGCACTTCCTTGACCAGAAGTTCCAGCATATCCAGCGACAACACAACCGCCGCCACCTGAACCACCAGAACTTCCTGCTAAACTTTGTCCTCCACCACCGCCACCACCTATAGAAGTTAAAGTGGTAATTCCCGTTCCTGAAAAAACAGAATTTGTTCCCTGAACGCCAGCGCTTACTCCACTTACACCGCCAGTACCACCACCACCGACTGTTGCTGTAAAAACAGTACCGCCAGTAAAAGTAGCAGATGCAGTTAAATATCCACCTCCGCCTCCACCTCCACCATAAGCAGTACCGCCACCACCTCCGCCAGCAACAACTAGATAAGATGCTGTGTATGTGTATGAACCCGTAATTGGAGCCCATGCACTATTAATGTAACCTTCTAATAGGTTATAGCCAGTGTTGTACCGAATCATTCCGTTTACTGGAGATGCTGGGCGTTGTGCTGTTGTGCCAACTGGGATGCCTAATGCGCCAGCGCTGTTGGCTGTGATGTTTTGTAACGTGTCAATGGTAAGACCGCTGACACTATTTGTCTGCAGCACCAACGTGCCAGTGCCGTCCGCCGACTTGGTAATCGACGGGACTCTGTCAACTGCTGTACTCTTTACGTTAATGGTCGATGCCATTGATTATCCTTAGCTAGACCACTGTTCAATTGGTGCAGTAGGGAATACTGGGTTTTCTACTGGGTTAACCGCCAAGTTGCGTACAGTGCTACGGTAGCTAATAAAGGCTGCCTGATTAACTAGATATGGGTTTGACTTGGTAGGATCGCCAACGTCAGCAATAGAAGTCCAGTCGGTAGAAGCTAAAATTCCAGAAGCCTTTTGTTTGCACTGAGCAATTAACTCTTCGGGCGTTGGGGGTGGTACATATGGAGCAATAAATACTCCATCAACATAAGTCCATCCAATGCCCGCTGTGTCTGATTGAACAGCGATGATTGGTGCTTCAAATCCGGGAGGGGGATTAGAAGGAGCTGTATCGTAGTCGATGATGTTAACGACTGCTGTTAGGTCAATAATTGCGTATCTTTGTGTCATAATAAAATCCTAGAAGTATGCGTAAACAAGAATTAATCCTGCGCTACCTGCTGCACCAGCATAACCACTAGTCCCTGCCGCACCGCCAGTGCCTGCGCCGCCAATTGCATAAGAATAAGTTGCTGCAGGGCTAGTAATAATTGCATTTATAAATCCTCCAGACCCACCACCGCCGCCTCCATAACAACCTGCAGCTCCGTTTGTTCCGCCGCCACCGCCTCCAGAACCACTGTTTGCAACAGATGCGCCACCAGCGCTATTTGCACTGCCGTTTCCGCAACCTCCAAAGGGGCTTGCCCCACCAGTTCCGCCAGAGATAAATGATGTGGTGTTATTGTTTGCCCAAAATCCAGAACCAAGATTTCCAGTTAAGGCGTATCCAATCATTCCAGAAGCAAGAGATCCAGCGCCTACTTGAGATCCTGTTGCAAGACCCCTGCCGCCAGAACAACTTGCTCCTCCAAAAGTAGAAGTTCCAGCTACTACTCCGTCGGCGCCTCCTCCAGCTACACCGCCGCCACCGCCACCGCCACCACCGCCGACCATTAAAACCTGTAAATACTTAGCACCAGTAGGGGTTGTATAAGTACCAGAACCGCTTGTATATGTAGTTAGAGTAGGCGCTGCTCCAGTACCAGTTGAAACAGATTGCCACGCACTACCAACATACTGATCAAACAGACCTGTTGTGGTGTTGTAGCCCATCTGACCAACTGCTGGTGAGGCTGGGCGAGTGGCTGTTGTCCAAGACGGGAAGAATCCCCCGTTTGTGCCGTCGACTAAAAATGTCATGCTGTTTCCTTATTCTATATTTACAACAATGGTGTTATCTTCTAACGCCTCGATCTCATGCCACTCGTTGGCAGTTAAATCGACAGCATCGTCTGTTGGCGTTAAGATTAATTCTAAATTCTCTTTGCGTATTACACATGAGCCCAATAAGCACATTGTTGCGTGGTTGTACTCATGCTCATGTCTTGGCAATCCCTCACCCTTATTCAGAACAAAATCACTAACTTTTAATCCTTTATAGAAGAAAAGTTTTCTGATTGTGGCTGGGATTGTCATCTTATTATACCGACACAACACCTGAGGTTACTGGAACCCAAGATAGAGTTGCCTCATCCCACTCATAGGTTTTGCCGTCTGTAGGATATGGCACTGGGGCTTCCCAAAGGAATGTAGTTGTATTCAATATCCATGATGGATAAGGTTGGGGTGCATAAAATACACCAACATTACCGTTCAATGTGTAACTGGGGTCGTACGTGTAGCCAATGCCAGCGTAGTTAGCACGAAGGGCTTTAGACTGATCTGGATCAGGCTCTGGTGGATTGCTGTTAGGAATGTAGTACACGTTGCCGTAAGTGTTGTAGCTAGTCTGTATCCAAGTTCCCGGGGATGTGTCAACGAAGGTGTCGAAGAAACTTGCATCGGCTGCGATTACCTCCAAGACGATGTTGTTGTTGACTTTAGCGTAGTAACTCATTTATTTATGCTCCTGCTGGGGGAAGTGGTTGGTTGCCTTCAGATAGCCATACTTGGTATTGTTGCCAGTCTGTGTTTTCTGGGTCGTTGGGGATACAAGCCATGTCTGGTAATCTCCAAACGCAACCGTCTGTTGATCCTCTAACTTCTACTAGTTGATAGTTGTATTCCATTTATAACTCCGAAGAAAATGCACCGTAAGAAGTGGCGCTATTACTTCCACTCCATAAAGCGCCTGTGCCAGTAACAAATGTCCCTGCTGTTGAAATTCTTAAAAACATAGTATTGTAAGTAGACCCAACATCCGCAACTGACGTAACGGCATAGGGTGTTGCAGCAACTTGAACTGCAGTTACAGATGATGTTATCGTTGGTGTGGTTCTCATTGTTACTCTTAGAGGGACATATATATCACATTGTGTTGTACTAAATGCAAATCCATTTCCAATGATAGGGTAAAGAGGATTTCCACCAAAAGAATTTCCGCCAATTTGCTGGTAGTATCTTTGGCATTTAATTAATTCATTTCCAAAGTCCCTAAACTCAAATCCAGTAGCAGAGCTACCTACTTCTAGTTGTACGCCTGTTATGTAGAATGTTGCGCCATTTGTGCCTACTACGCTTACTGCGCTTGTAACAGTAAAATATTGAGTAGCAGACCATGAACCAGCAGTTCCACTATAAGTTGAACCAGCTCCAAGGCTTAATCTAACCATTAACCCAATACCACTAGTTGTTAGCCAAGTTGCGGTTGTTGAACCAGCAATAGTAACACTAATTGTCGTCCATGTATTAGCAACGGAAATTGAATAACTAAATGGGTAATTTTGTGTGTTTGCGGAATTATTCAATGAACCACCAAATGTTCCTGTAAGGCTTGAATATACTTGAAATGATAGAGTTACAGTTTTGGCATTAGCAGTTCCCCAAGCTAAATCTGCAACATTGTACCCTTCAATGTATTGAAAAAACATAAAATAATCACTTGCACCTACTGTATAAGCAGAAGAAGATGTAAAGCCTAAATAGTTTGTATACCCTACTGGCGGAGTTACAGAACCAGCATTTTGTTGCCAAGTTCCTTTAGATGATTGTGAAGCCGCATATCCCCATCTATCTACAGTATAAGAATTTATAGCGGTACCACTAGCCCCAGCATTACGCTGGTCAATACGCATATCGCCGTTGATGATTCTGTTTTTAAAGACGGTAGCGTTACCAGCACCGAGGCTGACCCCCGTTACGCTGCTTTGTATTACGTCTGCGTTGATTGTTCCGTATGCCATACTTGTTCCTTAGAGAATAACCCAACGGCTGTTCGTTGGGATTGTAACTGTTACTCCAGTGTTAACCGTTATCGGTCCTACTGACTCGCCGTTATTGCCTACCGTCATCGTGTAGTTCACACTAATAATTTGATTGTTTTCAATAATTGGTCCACCTACAATTGTACTAGATCCGCTGCCAATTGTGCCCCATCCGTCGTACACGTAGCTACCAACCACTGTAGCGATGCCGCCCGGGTTAGATAGCATGGTGTAAGTAAATGTAACGGTGTCTACTACTGTTACAACAAACGTGCCATTATACGCAGCTGGCGTGCAGCCAGACATGACAATTGTATCACCGCTTGTCAAGTTATGCGGGGTGTTTGTTACAGTTGTCGCCGTGGTGGTGACGTTAGTTAACGAGCCAATTGTAGCGCCGTTAATTGTCTGGTAACCTTCAAAGCCGGGTGTTGTGGTGTTGTAGCGAATGTCACCTAGCGCTGGCGTTGCTGGCCGTTGTCCGCTTGTTCCCAGCGCAACACGAAGCGCACCGGTTGCGTCAACAATCAGCGTGTTATTAGCTGCGTCCCATGTCAGGTGGCTGTCTACACCGCCCTCTGCTAAGACCTGAACAACGCCGCTGCTGTCCTTGTAATACAGAACACCGTCAGCGGTATTAAGGGCCAACTCACCAGCAACTAAGTTAATTGCTAATGGTGCACTAGCAGCTGTTGTGCTGTGGTACAGCTGAATTGGTGTTCCGCCAACTGCCGCCATGTTACAGCACCACCCAGCGCTGTCCACTGGTAATTGTTACCACAACGCCGCCAGATACCGTCATCGGCCCAACAGACATTGCATTTTGGCCAGCTGCAACGGTGTAGCTTGTGCCAACTGTTGTGCTGTTAATTACTAATCCGTTTGATGCAATGGTTGCTGGCGATTGTAACTCACCAGTTGATGGCTTGTAAAGTAGCTTAGTGTTGCCAGTGTAGATTGTTGACACTGAGCCAGATGTTGCTGCAGCAAACGTTGGGTACAGATTTGTTGCTGTGGTTGTATCATTTGCTAACGTTACACCGCCCGCTGGAGTTACCCATGTAGGTGTACTGGCACCGTTTGATGTTAATACTTGGCCAGCGGTTCCTGCAGTTGTAAACGCATACGCTGTGCCTGTGCCGTAAGGAACTGCACCGGCTGTTGGTGCTGCTGTGCCGTTAGTACCGCCGTTAGCGATTGCTAATGTGCCAGCTAATGTGACTGCTCCAGATGTTGCCGTTGCTGGTGTTAATCCTGTAGTACCTGCACTAAATGTTGTTACACCAGTTGCTGGAGCTGCAACCCAAGATGGTATGCCAGCTGTTACTGTTAATAACTGACCTGCACTACCAATTGGCAACTTAGACAATGTGTTGCTTGCTGAAGCGTAAAGAATGTCACCAGTGGTGTACGTCGACTGACTAGTACCGCCGCTTGTTGCACCTAACGTGCCAGCTAATGTTACAGCGCCGCTAGTTGCTGTTGCTGGTGTCAAGCCAGACAATGAAGTCTGGAATGTAGTTACAGCAGAGCCAGATAAGCTAGTCCAAGTTGGCGTTGCAGCAGATCCAGCGGAAGTTAATACTTGACCAGATGTGCCGAAGTTTGTTGTGCCGCTTAATGCTGGAGTTGTGCCTAAGTTGGTGTTTAAACCAATCGCGCCTGAAGCATTAATTACGTGGGCTGATTGACCAGCGCTTCCCCAAGCTAAATAGGTCTTAAATCCGTTGCCCGATCCGAGGGTTACATCACCGTCGTGGCTTGAGAAATAAACACCGCTGTTAATGCTAAAGAAGTCAACAGGAGTAGACGCGCTAAATGCCGATGAGTTCATACCAAACTCACCGTAGTACGTGCTGTCTGTTCCTAAGTCATTACTTACTGCAAAGTTTGTAGACGCGCCAGCTGTGCCACTCTTATTTTGCATTACAGATTGCAAGTAAGTGCTTGCTACTGTTGCACCTAATGCTAAATTACAGTTAGAGGCGTTATAATTTAATACTGGTGTAGTGCTAGTAAATGAGCTGGTAGATAAAAAAGTAAACGCGCCGGTGGATGCTGTTGTAGCGCCAACTGTGCCGTTAATGTTAATGCTTGCGGTGCCAGTGAGGTTAGTTACTGTGCCGCTAGATGGTGTACCCAGTGCGCCGCCGTTAACAACAAACGCGCCTGCAGATCCAGTGTTAACAGCGAGCGCTGTTGCTACACCAGTACCTAAGCCGCTAATACCCGTTGATACTGGCAGTCCTGTTGCGTTGGTTAACGTGCCGCTTGATGGTGTACCTAACGCGCCACCGTTAACAACAACTGCACCAGCTGATCCCGTATTAACAGCTAACGCCGTTGCTACGCCAGTTCCAAGGCCAGTAATAGAGCCAACTGCTGGGGTTACTGTTGTGTTGCCAGCTAGTGTTAGTTGGCCCTGAGCGTTAACTGTAAATGTACCAACTTGGGTGGCAGAGCCGTAAGCTGCTGCAGTAACCGCTGTGTTGGTAATACTAAACTGTGTGCCAGCTAAAGTTAATCCTGTGCCTGCAGTGTACGTGCCCGCGCCTGAGAACTGCACCCAAGGCATTGGTGTTACGTCAATTGTGCCGCCGTCGTTTGCTGTAGTTACCCAGCCTGTATCGGCTAGTGTAGTACCAGTTTGAATAAATACAAATGAGCTTGGAACTTCTGCCCACACGTTCATGTCAGCAGAACGGGCCCATGCACCAGCTGCAGCAACATAGATACCATTAAACTGGCTTAGTGTTTGGTTTTTAACTAAAATACGATTGCCAGCGGTAAGGCTTAAAGACCAATCACCACCAGCTTGAGTACCTAAACCAGATAAAGTAATGTCGGCAGTTGTTCCGTATACGCAAGATGCTTTTACATTTAAGCCTTGAGCAATGTTATCTACGTATTGCTTAGTAGCAAGTTGTAGATCAGATACTGGGTCTTGCGTTACTGTAACGCTTGTTAAACCTGCTGGTGCTAACTCTGTGCCACCAAGGGCGATGTTGCTGGTACCTAAAGTAATTGAGCTGTTAGTTAACGAGCTGTTAGCAATGTTACTTAGTGTGTTTGTTGCACCGCTAATTGTCTTATTAGTCAGTGTCTGTGATGCTGTGTTAGTGGTAACTGTGTCGCTGCCAACTGTGGCAGTCGTCATGTTAAACGTGCCATCAGTTACTGTCTTACCAGTAAATGTTAAAGCCGTTGGTAGATTTAATGTAACTACAGTGCCAACTTGGGTAGAAGTAATCTCGTTAGCTGTGCCGTTAACTGCACTAATAGCGCCAATAGATGTTGGCGTAATAGATACGTTAGCCGCCGCAGTTAATTGACCTTGGGCGTTTACTGTGAATGTTGGTACAGCTGAAGATGATCCGTAGCTGGCTGCAGTAACTGCAGTGTTGGCAATGCTGATAGTACCAGTGGAAATAATTGGGCCACCAGTAAGACCAGTTCCTGTGGAAATAGATGTTACGCCGGAACCAATTGCAAACGCACTCCATGCGCTTACAGAATAACCTTCAAATAAGAATGTATCCGTGTTGTAGCGGATCATGCCGTTTACTGGCCCAATTGCAGTACGCTCTAAATTGGTCCCCTTTGGAATTAAAACTGCACCAGTTCCCGGGAGAATAACGTTGTCTACAATTGATATAACAGGAGCTGTTGATCCGTTTGCTACATTAATTTGATTTGCTGTGCCAGTTACAACAGATAAGTAAGTTGGCAGTGTATCCCAAGTTGTGTCGTAGTTAGTGCTTGACGCCTTCTTTAAATACTGACCTGCTGTACCACCTGCCGCTACACCGGGGCCAGTAGCTCCAGTTGCACCAGTAGCTCCAGTTGCACCTACGTCACCACGTGGGATGACAAAGTTAAACATGGCCGCTTGTAGCGAGCCAACGTTTGTCACACTTGCGTTTGTGCCGGGTGCACCAGTTACAGTGGAGTTAACCTGAATGGTTGCGCCGGGACCTGTTGGTCCTGTTGGTCCTTGGGGACCGGGAGGGCCTGCAGGACCACCTAGGTTAGCAATGTCTTGTAACTGGGTCTGCTTGGTAACGCCGTTTTGAACAACAACCGTAAGCTCATCGCCCGTTAGCGTTGTTGCTGTACCTAGTTGTGATATACTTTGATCGGCCATAGTCTTATATAATTATGTCGCCAGACTCGCCGGCGGTTGTTGACTGTTGCTGGTCCCGAGTAATAAATATTGAATTTCTTCTCGGGTTGTTTGGTCTGCGTACAAGCTCTTCGGGAGGGCTGTCAATTGGCCCTTCTGGTGCCTGCGCAGTTACAACTTGTTGTCCTGATACTGGACCAGTTGCAACAGATACATCTGGGCGCGGAAAGCGTAGTGCAATGTTTTCTGTTTGAATAGCAGGAAGACGCCAAGGATCAAACTGATCTAGGTCTTCCCGACACACCCGCATTCCAGGGGAGTTTGGATCAGGCATTAAATCTGTGTACGCAAATTTCCTACTGCAGCGGTCACAGATCGCTACAGACAGGACTGAGTTACCTCGAGTATCAAGGTAAACAGGCATTATTAACCCTTAACGCCAGACTGGATAACTGTTAGTGTATCAGCTGCTGTTCCGCCAGAAATGCGAATTGCACGATAGGGTTGTGCTAAAAAACCAGCTGCATTTGGTGCAGTTGTTGGCGCAGTAACCCAAGTAAAACTTGCGGTTGTGAAGACACCGTTAACTAACGGATAGGGGTCTGTTGCAGAAACTTGAACAGTACCAGATCCAGAGTTAACATAAGTAACTTGAAATGGTGCTTGATATTGATCAAGGATAACTGGGTCGGTGGTTGTTCCGGCTGTTGGTATTGTTACGACTACTTGACGCATGATTTCTCCTAGACGGTGAAAGAGGCGGGTTTCCCCGCCGTCTTAATTAGTTATTTGTATAACCAGAACCGTAGGCAGTGATTGTACCGTCAGCGTTGCGACCTGTGTACTGTACAGACAATGTACCAGCAGAAGCTGCTTCAGAGGCTAAAGTTACTGTGCAGTTATACGCACCAACGTTAGCCAACAAGTTAGCTACAGCAGCAGAGGCTGTAAATACTACAGCAACTTTACCTAAAGCGGTAGTTGTCAGTGTGCCAACAGCAGTAGTTGTGCCATTAACGGTCAAGCTAACAGCGCGTGAGGCTGCGCCAACTACGTTTAAGTAGCCGTCGATTGAGTGAATAATTGAACCAGCTGGGATTACATCAGTTGCTGCAGCACCGGCTACAATAGTAGTCTGCTGAGAAATCATTGCTGCGCCAGTGTTGTCGGCTGAAATTGTGCCGTCGTTACTGGTAGTTTGACGCGTATTTAAACGCATTGGTACTGTAAATGTAGATGACATTTGAGGTGTTTCCTTATCTTAGTGGGTATCCCAAACTGTCTCTAAGTCGTCATGCCGGGAAGGGTCGGCTGTCAGAGTGGGATAATTCTTCCTATACATATTAATGCAAATAAGTCAGCCATTCCGCCCTAAAATGCAAAAAAGCCCACCTTGTGAGTGGGCTTTTCTGTTATTACGAAGGTTTGTATTACAAACCAGCTGTACCAAAGATGTTACGTGCATCATGCCAGCCGGTCGCATAGCGCTCGGTAGCTTTGTAACGCATGCTGTCTGTCTCGAAGTCACCTTCCATGGATTTCTCCAT